TCTGGAGAGGGGAGTCGACTGACAGTTAGGTCAGTTGGTTTCTGCGATCATGACCGCCTGGTCGGTGATCAGGCCAAGGCCCCAGATCGCGTACCACGCCAGGGCGTGCTCACGACCGAAGTCCAGGATGCCACCGTCACGCAGTTCAACCGGAAGGCTGATCGCGTGGCCGAAGGCGTTGTCACCGATGAAGATCGCGTCGTAACGGTCCGAAGTACCGTTCGGGACGCCACCGGCACCGGCAGTGTCTCCGGTGTAGTTGGTGCCTGCACCGTTCGTGGTCTTGAGAACCTGAGTGGTCTCGATGAACACGACGTCGGAGTACCGACCGATCTCGCCCAGCATGAAGTTACCGGGGGCCGCGTACTTAGTGACCTCGATCCACTCCGGGTTCTCACGGAGCCGACGGCTCTGGTGAGGGTGAACGAAGGCGACGTAGGTCTCACCCAGACGCGGGACGTTCTTCGTGGCCAGGGTCTCCACGGCGTCACGGATGACCGCAGTCGTGAAGTTGAAGTCCGACACCAGGGTGGCGCGGGTCGTGGCCGGGGAGCCCAGGTCGTACGGGCTGTTGACGGTACGAGCCGAGATGCCCGACTTGCTGTACCCGTAGATGACCGAAGATGCGGCCATGAGGGTGTTGCGAGCCGACTCATCCAGGTACAGGGCCATGTTGCGGCCCAGCAGACGCGAGGCAGAAGCCATGACGTCATCGAAGGAGGCGTTGAGGAGCAGTTCGGAAACCGCGACCGCGTAGCCGTGCTCCGCGACCGTGATGGAGAACTGAGAAGCGCTCAGGGCGTTCGTCTGGAGACGGACACCTTCAACCAACTGAGACGCACCGCTCAGGTTGTTGTAACGCATGAAGTTGATGGTAAGACCAGGCTGGACACCCAGTTCGGTCTTCTTGACTGCGAACTGCTCGAAACGCAGAATCGGCATCGACTGGAACAAGATTTCCTTGGACCAAATCGTCTGGATCGCCTGACCCAGAGAAGTGTTTGCACCCGCGTACGCCGTCGGACTGGCCGACAGGTTCGGGGTACCGGTGATAGCAGCGGGCATCGCGGGTTACCTTTTCGGTAGAGTCGGGTCCTGAGGGCTCAGGAGTACATTCCTTTGTTGGCACCGGCATTGCCGATACCGATTGAGCCACGAATCTTGGCGTAATCACTCATCGACATGTTGCGGAGGTCTTCCGCTGTCAACGTTAGGTGCGACGGGTCGTTGTCCATTGGTCCCACCGGGGCGTAACCCGTAGGTGAAACTCCACGCATGTTTGCTCGGGCCGCAGTTGCTGCCTGCTGAACACTTGTAAGAATAGCCTCACTAGCAATCTTTACAGAGTTGAGGCTTGCCTGAATCTCTTCCTCGGTGTTGCCACTGATGAAGTTAGCCAGTTCGGGGGCGATCTCGTTGTTGGCGAGAGCGGCGTTCACGGCGTTCTGGGCATAAGCCTGGAGAGACCGGAACTGGCTCTCCTTCTCTGCCAGAAGCCGTTCCTGCTCGCGCTCCTGCTGGACCGTCTTGAACTTGTTGTCCCACTCCTCTTCTTTCTTGGCGAGGAGATCACGGACAGATAGTTCGTCTTCGGCCTTCTTGGCGGCAACAGCCTCAGCGTCAGCCAGAGCCTTTGCGGCTGCGGCCTCTGCGTCCTCGCGCTGCTTACGTGCGGCAGCGATCTCGTCCTGGAGGGTCTTGGCGTTCTCTTCGAACTTGGAAATCTTGGAGTACAACTTGTCCTTCTCCTCCTGGCGAGCCTTTTCCTGGATCGCTCGGAGTTCGGATTCGGTGTACGTCTTCTCCGGCTTAGCGGAGGGCTCCGCAACGGGAGCAGGGATGGTGATCGTGTCACCCTCGGGGACGGGCTCGTCCGCCCCACCAGCGATGTTGAAGATAGGGGTGCCTGAACGACGGTAACCCAACAGGGTCTTCGGGGGCAGGCTGATCTTTGCTACGTTCTTGCTCATGGGCACGACTCCTAGTCGTTGTTTTTGTCCGGGTTAGAACGTTGCGGGAGTTTCGTCCCGTACGCCTGTGTCACGATGTCTACTGTCATCTGCTGTATTTCTTGCGCCGAAAGCGCCGCGTAGTCCGCAGACAACGGGGTCGAAATCGGCCCTGGGCCACCGGGGGCGTTGACGGGATTACCGTCAGCGTCTTCCTGTGTCTCAGGTGGTTCTGTCCCTTCCGGGGCAATTCCTGTCAAGGCAACGATAGCGGAATTGATTTGCGACCTAAGCATCGACAATGCGCCTTGCCGCTTCGCATCCTCTACCTGTTCCTCAAACAGTTCCTCGACCTTCTCATCCGGGAACTGTTCCCCAAGGGAAACAAGGGCTCCACGGGTTGATTCAAGGCCCAATGCCATTTTGGCCTGGATCTCGTTCAACTTGATAAGGACGTCTACTGGGAGGGGCGGTGGCCACTGGACCTCGGTCACATAGACCATGGGGTCGGCGGGGTCAATCTGGGTAATCATTCCCGGCTTGAGAATGCCCTCAGTGTCCGGGTTATAGATCAGAGTGTCCGGCTCCATGATGAACAGGGTCCGCAGGACGAAGTCATTCACGCGCTTGATCCCGGTGCCATACTGGAGGCACTTGAGGTGGTACTTCATCATCAGGGGCTGGAACTGGATGCTCAGTGCCACACCCGAGGTGTTGGAGATGGGCTGCATCTGGCCGAGAGCGGACTCAGGGACACCCGTGATCTCGTGCATGGAGCGCTTGAGCAACTCCAGGAACTCCAGAGGACCACCCAGGTTGACAGCGTTCTCCAGGTTGAAGACGTTGGCGTCCTTGGGAAGTCCACCCCATACCTTCTTGGCACCCTTCTCCAGGGAGCCCGCCTTTGCGCCGGTAATGATGGTGACCGGTGCAGCGTGGTAGTTGATGATGTCGCCGACGTCGGAGGCCTTCTCGTTATAGTCCCGGTTCAGGCCGATGATGTCCCCGATGTCGGAGAGACCCCAGGGGGATCCAGAGACGGGGAAGTTCCGGATGTGAACGACCGGGATGACACCGAGCGGGTTGGGACGCTGGTCGATCAACTCGTCGTTGACGTACTCCTCGATCCATTCGTCGGTCAGGATCTCGGTGTAGGTATAGACCTGGCGGGTGCCCTCGGTCGAGGTACCCCAGAAGCGGTACTTCATCTTGAAGCGCAGCAGCCGGTCCCGGTCGTGCGGGTGGTACTCAGGGAAGCAGAACGAGGCGTTCAGGGGCAGGATGCGAACCCGGCCCGGGTGACCCAGTCCGGAGGTGTCCTCGTAGGCAGGCTCATAGGCCACCTTGACGAAGGCGTCGCCGGAGATGCCACCCTGGTTGCCGATCTCCCAGAGGACCTGATCCTTGAGGTTGTCAACCTCCCAGACCCGCTTGAGCAGAGCCGGGATGATGTGCTCGTATTCTCTCGGCGAGGTGAAGTAGACCCCGCGAGAGAAGGTGAAGTTGTTCAGGTAGTCAGCGAAAGCCCGGGTGTAGTTGAACGTGATCTGGGCTTCCCCGACCTCACGCTTGTACGCCCAGTGGTGACCAAGGTAGAACGCCCATGCCTGCGCGTATCGGTTCAGTCGAGGGCCGTGAACCTCAAACTCTTCATCGGCCAACTCGACTAGACCAAGGGGGCTGATCGCCACCGTCAGGTCACTGGCGGCAGCCCTCATAGAGGGTGACGCGAAAGACATGGACATGCTACCTGCTCACCTCCGCTGCACTCAGATGTCGATCACGGAGGTGCGGGGCAGGTTTTTGGTAGCCTTCCGTGCTTCCTTACGGCTTTCGAACTGGCCGCGATTCACGACGTCACCGTTGGCCAGGGCCTCGTGGACAACGAAAGTACGGCCGTCCTCGTTCTTGACACCGTGGACCAAGTAGCGACCGTCAATCAGTGACTTGGAGAAGGAGTCCTTCGGACCTGCTTGGATCCCGCTCAGCACTGCATCGACGCTGTCGTACTGCTTATTCCGACGGTCGTTGAATGCGACCATTTCGCAGCACTCAGTCGTTCACGCAAGCGGGGTTCACTCGCTCGTAGCGGCCACCGGAACGCTGCTCGTCCTCATACGTGAGGGCCGCGTAGTCGTTGTTGACTCCGTGGACGAACTCACCGAGGAAGGTCGGAGCCTCGACCCAGGACGCGGAGCCGACATGGACACGCTCGGCCATCGTCTCTTCCGGGTACTTCTCGTACACGTTGGCATTGCGATTGGGCCGACCAGGAGCCGTCAGGTAACCCTGCATGACCCCCTTCTGGAACTCATTGGGGATGTCAGTGTCGGTGGCAAGACCCTCTTCGAACCGAACCGGTCCACGGTTACCCGGGACAGCAGGGCCGATCTTCGTCTCGTAGACAGCACTGACTCGCTCCGGGAACTGCGGAGCAGGCGCGACATCGGGCATTGTGGGACCTCTTTCAAAGGGTCAACGATCAACTCAAGCGTAATGGGGGAAGTGAATCGGTTGTTAGTTCAGATACCTTGGGCTCACAGTTGATACCAGCCATCACCGAAGAGGGTCCTCAATCGGGCCAACCACTCGGCATATAGGGGAGCGCAGGCCTCCATCGAATACTTGGAGAGGGCGTGCTCCCGGAGAGCACTGCCCCTGGCTCCAGCGGCTGCCTCCACGGCTGCCACGGCCTGCTTGAGGCTGCGGTATCTCCACTCACGCGGCAGGGTGTCAGTGAATACTCCACCACCGTCCGGGGCCACGACCCCTACCCCGGATAGGAGAGCCTCGACGGCGACGTTGGCTCCAGGCTCGATGTAGAGGGTGGGGGTGATGACGACAGAGGCGTGGGCGAGTAGGTCCTTGCGCTCGGCCGGATTCTTCGGCCCTAGATAGGCAGCGTTCTTGATGACGGTGCCGTCAGTGCAGATGATATCGTTCCCCTCCTGCCGCAGGACTCCGTTACCGGCCGTGAGAAGGGGTAGGCCAGCCGCTGCCGCGATATCAGAGGCGACGTGAGGTCCCTTACGCAGGGAGTGCCTCCCGAGGAACAGCGCGTATCCCTGGTCCTCGCCTAGTTCGAAATCGCTGGCCCGCTGGAAGGGAGGGATGACGGTGTCGAACTGTCGGTGGTCCTTGATCCCGAGGGACGCATAGCGGTTGTAGAGCCATCCGTAGGACTCCGTGGCCCAGAACGACTCCCGCATCGGACCCTCGTATCCAACCATCGGCTCGATGATGAGTTGGCCAGGGAAGGCATTTGCGACCTCGCGGTGGGACTCACCCATGGTGAGAGCGATGATGTCGCCTGGCTGGAACGACTCCTTGATCAGGCCGATGACGTTGGTGTTGAACTGCTTCCAGTAGGGCAGTTGTGGGTCCCAGCCCAGGGCGGGTAGTGCAGCAGGGTCGTAGGGACCGAAGTAGGCATCTTGCTGCTCTCTGGTCAGGATGTCAGGCTGGCCACCCCAGTAGACGCGGTAGTTCTCCCCGAGGCTGTCGAGCATATCCCTGAGCCGAACAGCCTTGGACGTGAAGGCGCAGGAGGAGTAAACCTGGTCATCGAAACAGGTATGAGGCAAACCGACCAAATGGATCATACCCGGATCCTATTCCAAGGATACGGTTCGTCCGAGGTTGGAAGTCAGGCTCCCCTTGGCCAGAGTTGGCCTACTAGGGGCGAGGTGAGTTTGGGCATACGTGGCCACTCTTGGGTTCCCGTGCTAGCCCCTCCGCTGCTGACACCCGCTGTGTAGTGCGCAACGATCTGCGCCTCGGAGAGAGAGTACCCATAAAGAGCCACATCCGCCATGGTCCCAGCGAACGGGTAAATGCCACCATAGTAGTTGCCCACCATGAGACTAGACACCGAACCCGATAGGGCTCCCACCGCCGCTGTGGTGTTTACAAGAGAGCCATCAACGTACATCTTTATGTTGCTCGCGTCGTAGGTAGCGACGACGTGGTGGGCAGCACCGTCGGTTATGCCCGCCGTCACTTTGGACGCAACAACTACACCCGCTCCACCGTTGATGGTGATGAACTCCAAGGTGGTCCCGTTTATCCGGAACTGATAACTTCGTTGACTGCCATCGTCACGGTTGATGAGTCCTTGATATCCGGATGTCTGTGTCGTCTTGATCCAACACTCTATTGTCTCGGCGGTTGTGTACATCCAACTGCCCCAGCCGACCTGCCCTTGCGCAGTGGAGAATGCGACGGCGGTGGCTCCATCTTTGACCAGTCCTGTACTGCCCAGCGTGAAGGTGCCGCTATACGCTCCATCGTGCCCGTTGCCGGAGGAGTCTGTCATAGTACCGCCGCTGGCTTCGTTCATCCGGTAGAACGCCAGCGGCGTATCTGCCAGGACAGCAGTGCTGTAACTCATCACTCTGTCCGGATGTAGCCAAGGACTGTTGTCACCGTGCTTGTGGAGCCACTGGAGTTGTCGATGGTGTAGGGAACGTTCGTTGATGCGTCCTCGGTATACCCGTCAGGAAGCGGAGACAGGGAGGTGCTCCCCGCCGCAGAAAATACGACTTCAAGCATGAGCCCATGATCTCCGGTCGGATCCGTTCCGACCGCACGCGCCATGTCTGCCGTACGTTTGGCTGGGTCGCTGTACAGCCGAACCCGACACGCACGATCCCCGGATATGTTGAGTCCACGCCATCCCTTGGCCATGACAAGATTCCCCGTCTCCTGTGCCGCATTCGCAAGAGAGGCGGTGGTCTTACTGATGACAGTCCGCGCCCATCCAGGACCCTGTGGACCTGTAGCCCCGGCAGCCCCGGCCGAGCCAGTAGGTCCAGTGGATCCAGTCGGGCCAGCGACACCAGATGGTCCGGTATTGGTCGCAACAACGGTGTCCCACTGAGTGTTGACCGCAAGTAGTTGGATGGGGTAGTTGACCTCGTTGGGGGTCCATGCAGTGCCGTTCCCATACAAAGAGGTCTGAGATACTGACTGATTTAGCGGGCCGAAATATCCCGCGCCGAACATGCTGCCGATGTAGTGGCAGTTTAGGAGGTCAGTGCCATCCCAGGCCAGCACGACCCAGTACGTCGTAGAGGCACTGAGCGAAAGCAGGGCAAACGACACGTTTACATACCCAAAGCCCGTGTTACCAAAGCCGGAAGCGATAGTTCCGCTGGCCAGCACGGTCCCTGGAGTGCCACCGTTATCTGCACGGATACTAAGAGTTGCCCCGGCGTAGTGGGTTGTTAGGTCTACATCCCAAGCGAGGCCGGTTATCGCTAGAGCGGAATTCAGTAGAACCTTTTGCGCCCGGTACCCTTGGGATCCGGACAACCCGCTGTCTGCTGCGGTGGTTCCGGTCATGCTGGCGACGACCCCGCCCGCAGAGGGTGCAACTGCTGAACCACTGGCGTACGCTATCCAGAGGCTTCCTCCGTAGGACACCGCGTCATTGACAGCATAGGTAGTTGACCCAGACCAGTCCCCCTGGTAACTCCAATTCCCGCCGCCTCCCCCGCCTGATCCGGATGGACCGGTAGCCCCAGCAGGGCCTGACGGTCCGCTCGGCCCAGTAGCACCCGTGGGACCAGCCGTACCAACTCCAGTAGGACCGGTAGGGCCGGTGACGCCAGTTGGCCCGGTCGGTCCCGGTGCTCCGACTCCAGTTGGTCCGGTGGGACCGGTGGCTCCTGGTGCTCCCACACCTGTGGGACCCGTGGCTCCGGCCGTACCTATCCCGCTAGGACCAGTAGCCCCAATGCCAGTTGGCCCCGTGGCACCGGTAGTTCCCGGAGTACCCGAGGGTCCTGTAGCACCTGTAGGTCCAGTAGGGCCGGTAGCACCTGTCGGTCCGGTAGGCCCAGTTGCGCCACTTCCTGGGGCTCCCCCGGAACCACCCTTCTTCGGCCAAAGAATAGTTCCCGACATCATTCAGTCCTGATCCAGCCGAAGGTGATGTCAACGGCGCTGGAGGCACCACTCAGGTTGTCAATGGTGTAGGGAACATTCGCGCTGGCATCAGCGGTGTATCCGGGGGCTATGGCTTGGATAGTCCCCGAGGAGGCCATGTAGACATCGAGAAGGAGTCCGATATTTCCAGTCGGATCCACTCCCATGGCCCGAGATTGGTCTGCGGCCCGTGAGGCTGCATCTGTGTAGAGCCGAATACGGCAGGACCGGTCGGCTGTTAGATAACGAACCTGCCAGCCCGGTGCCAGAGAAACAGTCCCAGTCTCCTGAGCGCTGCTCGCGAGAACCCCGGTCGTAAGGTCGGTTGTGGTCCTGGCATAGTTCAGGGCGGGGGTTCCAGAAGGTCCCGTAGCACCAGTAGGACCACCGGCAGGACCGGTAGGACCGGTTGGGCCAGGAGGACCCTGCACTGGACCGAAACCGCTTGTGACATCCGGGGCGATCAGGGTCAAGGTAGTGATGTCTACCGTCGGGGCCATCGACTTGGTGATGAGGGCCTGGAAGGTTCTCCCGCCAGGGAAACATTCCTTGATCGTGTAGGTCCACTCAGGGTTGACGTCGTCGCTGGCCGGGACCGATACCGTCAGGACGCCCTGCGTGACCTTGCCGACGATCTCTCGGGGCAGCAGAATAGTGTTCGCGTCGATACGCGCAGAAGGATCGGCCGTGAAACGGACATTTCCCTCT